ATACAAATATACTTATCCTAGATGAGATATTTGACAGCTCACTTGATGGAACAGGAACAGATGAGTTTCTAAAAATTCTGAATACATTGGGTGATGAGAATGTGTTTGTGATTAGTCACAAGCAAGACATACTGGTTGATAAATTCAGAAGTACAATTAAGTTTGAAAAGAATAGGAACTTTAGTCATGTCAGTATATAAACTAATCGAAAATACAAATACTATTTTAAGTATTCCTATTGAAAAATGTAGTGAGGGTTTAGACAGGAACGAACTAAAAGAAAATTTGATTGAAACAATGCAATCCTCTTTCGGTGTTGGGTTGTCTGCAAATCAATGTGGTATCATAGAACGTGCATTTGTTATGTATTCTGATATTAACAAGAAAGAAATTATCGGGTGTTTTAATCCTAAGATTACATCATACAGTAAAGAAAAAGTTCTTATGGACGAGGGGTGTTTAACATATCCTGGCTTGTGGGTCAAAGTTCGAAGGTCAGAAAACATAGCCTGCTCATATGAAGATGAGAATGGTAAGTTTCAAGAAGTTCAAATGTTTGGTTTAGAAGCCCGTATCTTCCAACATGAATATGATCACATGGAAGGTACGAACTTTACTAATCATGTAAGTAAATTAAAACTTGACATGGCCCAAAAACGATTATCTAAGGTAACAAAGAGATCTCTAAAATTTGTTGATTCTTAGTCACAACGTCTATATTATTTTTAACTCTGGTAATACGCTGTAATGCGCCTGTTCCGTCATCACTAATTGCTAGTGGTATCATTTGTATCAATATTAATGCGACAAGCATTGTTGCCAAGCATGCGGTTTTCATTTTTTATCCTTTTTAAATTTAAATAGTTTGTATTCACACAAATATTTATATGTTGCATTGCAACATTATTTGTCATAACACCTTTTCCATATTGGACAATTGGCAACTATTTACAAATCTCTATAAAAATCAATGACTTGGGTGCTACGATACTGCTTGACAAAACCTGCCCCATTCCTTATAATGGTAACATAAGATGAAAAAAGAGAAGAAAATTATGAATCTTCAAGAATCCTGTTTTAACTGTGTTGGTCTAAATATATGATGAAAAACAAATCAATAATTGCAAAACTTCTTGCTGAAGAAGATATTTTTGTTGTATACAAAAAAATGCAAACAGCATACTTTAATCCTAAATCAAGAGAGTTGGGTTTGCCCATCTGGAATGATGAATTGATGACGCCTGACATAGAGGACTTAATGGTTTGCCATGAGATTGCTCACGCACTCTGGACTCCCCTTGATATGCTTGAACAAGCTAGGTTTCGTAATATCAATCATTCGTTTGTAAATATTATTGAGGACGCTCGTATTGAACGCAAGGTACAGGAACGGTATGCTGGTTCTGTTGCAGTTTTCAATCGTGGATACCGAGACTTAACTAAACAAGATTTTTTTAATCTGAATGATCGTGATGTTTCTGAATTAAATTTGATTGACCGTATTAACTTATTTTTCAAAAAACAGAAAGTTGAATTTTCTGATGAAGAAAAAGTTTGGGTTAAAAAAGTTTCTGAATGTAAAACACCTGATGATGTTCTTGACCTTTCTGAAGAACTTTATAATTTTATGAAAGAAGAGCAAGAAGAACAAGAAGAGCAAAATAATGAAAGCCCTTCAAATCAAACTGAAGAATCTGATGATGAAACTGAAGATATGAATTCTGATACTTCGTCTAGTGAATCCAGTGAAGAAACTGAAGAAGAACTTGCACCAAGTAACAGCGATTCAGATGACCATGATGTTGAAAAAGAATCTTCGAATGGTGATACTGTAGATTCTAAAAATTCAACCTCAGAAGATAATTTTGATAATGATGCTGAACCAGAATCACCAGAAGCAACTACTGATACTGATGTTAATGATGCAATTAAAGACTTAATTGATGAAAATGCAACTGATAGAGTTTATGCAAATATTCCTAGTATTCCAGCTGATGATGTTATCATAAAATACAATGATATCCTTGATTTAGTTGACAACACTTTTGAGGGTAATACAAATCCTAGATATACTGGTAACATAATAAAAAAGAAAAGTAGTGCGTTTTATATTTCTACTAAAAAGGCTGTTGTCAATTTAAAGTCTGATTCAAAAAAGACTGTAGGATATATGGTCAAAGAATTTGAAATGAAAAAGTCTGCTGACCAGTATGCTCGTGCTGCGGTTTCTAAATCTGGTTCTCTTGATATGAGTAGGTTACACACTTACAAATACAATGATGACTTGTTTAAGAAAGTGACTACACTGCCAGGCGCTACTAATCACGGCATGGTGATGGTTGTCGATTGGAGCGGTTCTATGTCTTACAACTTATCAGACACTTTAAATCAATTATTTAATTTGATTTGGTTTTGTCGTAAAACTCAAATTCCTTTTGAAGTTTATGCATTTACTAATGCCTCTTATGCAATATGGGGCGACTTGACTAATGAAAAAATGGTCAGGGATGATAATCGAGATGATTCTAACTCTGACCTTATTGATTTTAAAGCAGGTGATTTAAGATTAAATAAAATGAAACTCTTAAATTTATTTTCAAGTAATATGAAAGCTGATCAAGAAATGACTATGATGCATACTCTTTATATGGTTGCTAATCGTTATCACTCTTCCAGTTCTGTTATTGGATATTGCGACATTGAACTACCAAAAATGCTTGATTTATGTAGCACACCATTAAACGAAGCAATTATTGCAATGATGGATATTGTTCCTAAGTTTAAAAAAGAAACTGGTGTTCAAAAAGTTAATACAATTTTCCTAACTGATGGTGCTTCAAATGGCACAAATTGGGTTAACGATTATAAGTTTGATGAGAAAAATAATACTCATGAAGAAACTTGTATAAACTTGGGAAGAAGTTACTCATTCGAAAATGGATGTTACATTAGAAAAGATATAATTCTTACTGATACTAAAACACGCAAATCATATACGATTAATTCAATTGATAATGGCCAACTAACTAATAAATTACTAGAAATGTTAAAGGCTCGTGTTGATGGAATGAACCTTGTTGGATTCTTTATCGCTGGTTCTGGAAAGTCTGGTCGAGTAGATAAAAGAGTGTTGGCAGACTTATTAGACAAATCGCCGTGGGAAGTTATGGAAGAGGTTAAATTTGTAAACAAAAATAAATACCTTGCAATTACAAGTTCTGGTTATGATGAGTATTACATTCTACCTGCCGGTGGACTTAAAGTTCAAAATAGTGGATTGGATGACGATTTAGTTGGTGCATCAAAAGCAAAACTAAAGAGTGCTTTTGGAAAGTCCATGAAAAACAGGGTAGAATCTCGTCAATTACTCAATAAATTTGTAAAATTGGTTGCGTAATGATAAAAAAATATTATTTTGTTAAGGATATCAAAGACTTAGGTGCTACGATATTGCTTGACAAAACCTGCCCCACCCCTTATAATGGTTATATAAATTGAAAAAAGAGAAGAAAATTATGAATTTGTCACCACGAAAAAAATTGTTTGTCGATACTGCCACTGAGATGTTTGGTGATGGTGCAATCCTTACAAAATCTATGACTAAGGAAGCTGCTGCAAAAGCAAAAATTCCATATCCAACATGGTTTCGTAAATCATGTTCAGTAGGTTACAATTCGTATAAATTACCTAGTGAGAGTGTCGTTTCTGTCGCTCCTATTACTGCGGCTCCTGTTAACGCAGAAGCATCAGTAGTCAATCTGGTTGCTACTAATATGGAAAAACAAAATCTAGTTCCTGCTAAATTTGAGGGGTTTGTCTCTTGGGGTAATTTTTCCCTGATTGAAAAGGTCGTCAAGTCTGGTATGTTCTATCCTATCTTTGTCACTGGTCTATCGGGTAACGGTAAGACACTCATGGTAGAGCAGGTTTGTGCAAAACTGAATAAAGAACTTATTCGGGTAAACATCACAATCGAAACTGATGAAGATGATTTGCTTGGTGGTTTTCGTTTGGTGGGTGGTGAGACTAAGTTTGTGCCAGGCCCTGTCATCGAAGCAATGGAACGTGGTTGCACGTTGTTGCTTGATGAGTGTGACTTGGGTTCAAACAAGTTGCTTGCACTACAACCTGTTCTTGAAGGCAAGGGTGTTTATCTCAAAAAGATTAACAAGTGGATTACTCCAAAAGAAGGGTTCAATGTGATGGCAACTGCCAACACTAAGGGTAAAGGTTCTGATGATGGACGTTTTATCGGAACTAACATTCTTAACGAAGCATTCCTAGAACGATTTGCAATTACAATGGAACAGCCTTATGCTACACCTACTGTTGAAACTAAGATTGTCTTGGGTGCAATGAAGAAGTATGGTGCTGAAGATGTTGAGTTTGCTAAGAACTTGGTCACTTGGGCTGATGTTATTCGTAAGACATTCTATGATGGTGGTGTTGACGAAGTGATTTCTACTCGCCGACTAGACCACATTGTAAAAGCGTTTGCAATCTTTGGTGACAAAATGCAATCAATTGAATTGTGTGTTGCTCGGTTTGATGAAGATACTAAAGTATCGTTTCTTGACCTCTATACCAAAATTGATGCTGGTGTAGATGTTGAAGAAAGTAAAGAAGAAGCTGCCGAGTTAGAAAAAGCAAGGCAAGAACTTGAAGATGCTGCTGCATTCTAAAATTACTATCACGACAAAGGGATAAATATATTATGATGAAAGAAGGTTATGAATAAACGTAAATGTTCAAAGTGTGGTGCAGAGCATTCGCTAACAGAAGAGTTTTTTGCTAAAAATCAATCCACCAATACTGGAGGAGATAAGTATTTTCGCCCTGAATGTAAAAAATGCACCAAACAAGCAAGTCAAGGAAAAAATTCTGCATACAAACTTGCAGGAAAACCCAAGCGCCCAGAGTTAGGAACTCCATGCGATCGTTGTGGCCGAACTGATAAAAAACTGGTCTTCGATCACTGTCACGAAACTTTGGCTCATCGTGGGTGGTTGTGTGATAATTGCAACCGTTCGATGGGGATGCTTGGTGATGATATAGAGGGTATGTTATTATCTGCTATTTACATTGCAAAAACTACCAACATTGATAGTGAAACTGTAATAGGAAAATTAAAAGAATTATGGAAATAGATTTATTTAATGGTGATTGTTTAGTTGAGATGAATAAAATTCAAGATCATTCTGTTGATCTTATCTTATGTGATTTACCATATGGCACGACAGATAGAAGTGGAGTAGAAAATAAGGGAAATAATAGATTATTAGCATGGGATACTGTCATACCTCTTGATAAGTTATGGGAACAATATAGAAGACTTCTCAAACCTAAAGGAGCTGTAGTTTTAACTTCAGACCAACCATTTACTAGTCAACTGATAATCAGTAATTTAGAATGGTTTAAGTATGAGTGGATATGGAAGAAGAAAAAGACAACTGGGTTTCTTCATGCAAATGCTAGACCTATGAAACAAACTGAGGATATATTAGTATTTTCTCCGTTGGGTGCTAGTGGTGGTTCAGTAAAAGCAAATAAGAATATGACATATAATCCACAAGGATTGATTGAAAAAAGAGTAAAGAAAAAGAATAGTGCAAGTCGGTTGGGTAAATTTTTACATCAACCCGAACACATGGGTAAAGGAAATAAGTTATTACATGAAACAGAGTATGAACAAAAATATACAAATTATCCATCAGAAATAATAGAATTTGGATTGGATAAAGGTATTGTACATCCTACTCAAAAACCAGTTGCTCTAATGGAATATCTTATTAAAACATATTCTAATGAGGGTGAGACTGTTTTGGATAATTGTATGGGTTCTGGCACTACTGGTGTTGCGTGTGTTAATACAAATAGAAAATTTATAGGTATAGAAAGAGATGGAGAATATTTTGATAAAGCAAAAGAAAGAATAGAGTTCAAAAAAAATCTTGAAAATTTTATGTAAAGAGGTTTTAATCGTTATAAATAAAAGCGTATTGCCGAAATTCGGGATACACTTAAAACGTAATCTTGCTTAATAAGGAGAAATAAAAATGGTTACATCAACACTAAGTCTATTAGACAACTTTAATCAACTTACACCCTACGCAGTTGGGTTTGATCGAGTCTTTGATCAACTACAAAATTATGCATCGCATAATGCAACTTCATCAGGATTTCCACCATACAACATTCGAAAAGAAAGTGATTACTGCTTTGTTATCGATATGGCATTGGCTGGATTTTCCAAAAAAGATATAGAAATTGAAGTATCAGATGGGTTGCTTACGGTTCGTTCTATAAAAGATAATGATCCAGATTCAATTGGGGGGAAAGCTGAAGCTTCCAACATTTATCGTGGAATTTCATACCGCAAGTTCAATCGCAAATTTACCCTTGCAGATGATATTGTAGTAAATGGTGCTTCCCTTGAAAACGGTATGCTAGTTATTAAACTAGAACGTATTGTTCCAGAGGAGAAAAAACCTCGTAAGGTTGAAATTATTTAATTTCAATTAAATTAGAAAGGGGAGTTGACTTTCAGCTCCCCTTTCGTTTATAATAGTTATAAATCATGTAAAGGAGATATTATGAAAATATTTGAATTTGATAGTGCAGATGAAATGAAATCAGATGCTGTTGCTGGTGAAGTAGATGTTGATGGCAATCCAGTTAATAAGGAAAAAACACCTGTTGTTACTGCTGACGCATTAGGTGGTGGTGCGACAGAAGAAAAAGCAGAACGCAATGCAAGAATTGCTCGTGAATCTGTTGAACTACTTGCAGAAGAAGAAGCAAAGATGGAAGAAGTTAATCATGGGATAAAGTTTGCAATTCGTCCAGTTAAGAATTTCTCTTTATGTCGAGTTGAATTTCCTATGGAAATTATTAATGAGATTAATGATCACATTGATAATGAAATTATTCCAAAGAACGACAGCTTTGCTAACGGTCTTGTTGGTCAACTTAAAAATGATGAGAAATCTGCTCAGTTAGATTTTCCACTTGATACTGAAGTTGGTAAACAACTGGAAACAGTTTTTAATCAAATCGGTAGTACTTTTCTTAAACAAGGATATGAAAGAGATTCAATGGCTGAGGTATATCAGTGTTGGACAAATCATGCCTATGCTGGAGATTATAATCCTTATCACGATCATGGTGTTCAAACGATGGCTGGTTTGTCAGGATTTTTATGGTTAAAAACTCCAGAGTGTATTGAAAAACTTGATGAAGTTCCAACAGGGTTAAATAATGCAAGTGGAGCAGTTGATGGATTTACTCATTTGATATGGGGAACGCACAGTAGAAAAGATACTCTGCAACTTAGGGGGCAGACTGAGGATTATGTGAAACCTATTGTTGGCACAATGTTGGTATTTCCTAATTGGTTAAAGCATCAAGTGTTGCCTTTCTTTGGTGAAGGTGAAAGGCGTTCTATGGCTATGAACTGGAATGTTACTGATTCAGAGCAAGAAATTATGAAACATTTGTCTGAACGTGAAAAGATAAAATACGAAGAGCTTAAGGCTGAAAAAGAAAAATCAGATGATTAAGTACAAATACAACGAGGACAAAGCACTCGTTGAATTAAAGAAGTATATTGACTCCACCTATGATGAACACTATAGTAAGAACAAGTTTCAAGCTACAGAGTTCATCATAGATGGTGGGCATGGTGAAGGTTTCTGTATCGGCAACATTATGAAATATGCACAAAGATATGGAAAGAAAGGCGGTAAGAACAGAAGTGACTTGCTAAAAGTGATTCACTATGGTATTATAGCCTTATACATTAATGATATGGAGAAATTAAATAATGGATGAACTTGAAGAACGAATTGAAAGCTTAGAAAATGAAAATGCAACACTTCGGGCATTTTGTGAAACTTCAGCAATCGGTCAAGAGCAATTGTGGTCATTGGTATGCGAAGCATTAAAAATGCCTGTACCAGATGGAATAGACTTGAGGGATATAATATAATGAATGATGTTGATAGAATGTTATATCTCTCAGACGAGATTAATATTCTAAAAACTCGAGCAGATGCAATGGACAGTGATGCTGGTGGTATATATACCGCAGTTCGTGTTTTGCAAAGTCGAGTAAGTGAAGTGAAAAATAATTTGTATGCAGCAACAGCTGCATTTCCAAATGCCCATACAAAGGATAAAATATAATGAAGTTAAGTAATGAAACGGTATCTGTATTGAAGAACTTTTCTACAATCAATCAGAACCTTGTGATTAAAAGTGGTCATAAGATTGC